GGACATTTGACCTGGTAACGAAGCCAAAGGTCATTACACCGCAGGGCAAATCACGGCTATTCACCCGGCGCGCCATTGAGCAGTCGCAGGAAGGTAGACGGCAGGAATGCATAGCGCGTGCCGCCCGCCGTAGCCGACTGATTGCTCAGGGCCTCTACATCGACGAAATGGAGTCAGTGCTATGAAAGCGTGGTCACTCGAAGAGCTGGCGCTGCTGTGGCGACACTCAAACGCTGAAGTCGCTGAGATTACCGGCCGCTGCATTGAAGAGGTAGGAGATAAGCGGCTGCAAACCAATATTGAGCGCAATGGCTGGGATGTTAACGATCCGGAGCGGGAGGGTGCATGATCCATTTTCACGGCGGACCGATTACGCCGGACACATGCGCCCTGAAGGCATGGAAAGGCAGGCACGCTTTCATTTCCTTCGCCAACCCCGGCCAATTAGCCCTGGCCAGCGAAGTCACCCAGTCTTTCGCGCTGGATAACGGCGCATTCAGCTTCTGGACGAAAAAGCGCGTTGTTAACTGGAATGACTACTACGAGTTTGTTGCTCGGTGGATGAATCATCCCCGCTTTGCGTTTGCCGTCATTCCTGACGTGATCGGCGGAACGAGTGAAGAGAACGATGCGCTTATCGCTGAATGGCCGCACGGTAGCGTTGTCGGCGCGCCGGTATGGCACATGAGCGAACCCGATGAACGCTTCTTCAGGCTGTGCCGGGAATTTCCTCGCGTATGCATCGGTAGCATGGGTGAATACGATGCAAAGCGACCAAGAGCGTGCCGGGCAAAACTGCGCGATCTGATACGCCATGTAGTCGATAAAAACGGCTATCCAATTACGAAGCTTCACGGCCTGCGCATGCTGAATGCTGACATCTTCCGTCACATCCCTCTGTCGTCAGCTGATAGTACAAACGTGGCGCGCAACATCGGCATAGATAAAGCGTGGGATAAATCAGCATACGCGCCGGCAAGCAAAGAAACACGGACAGCAGTGCTTGTAGAACGCATTGAGGCCTATAACTCGGCGAGCGCTCTTAACTACGACGAGGAAAGGGATCGGTTTACACCACAACTGGCTTTGGAGGTTTAAATATGACGCCAGCAAATGAAAACGCCATCCGCGCAGCCTGCCGCCGCTGCACCGAGGAAATTCAGCAGGCCATGCGCAAGAAGCCAAAGCCTAACTGGAACGAAACGGTTCCTCCCATCATCAATAAGCATCACAAGAAAATTGAAGCTCTGGGAGTTAGCCTTCTGGAGTTCGTCGTCAAAACTGGCCGCCTTAACGGGCGGTTTGGAGCCGAACAATGAGCAAACATATAGAACTGGATGGTCTAATCCTCAACAAAATCGGCGATAATCCAATCCCTTTAAATAAGATTTACGTCCGAGATGTTTTAAATGAATCAGAATGCATAGCCACTGCGAAAGGGAAATCATACCCCTACCGCTTCGTTGATCGGCGCCTGCAGGCATTACGTTTAAGCGCCGTTATACGCAACGTGACAGGGAAGCTGGGTGTAAACATGAACGAATAATCGATCAAGTCAGTGCTCTTGAAGAAATGACGCACGAACAGACCATTACCGTTTTCCAACCTAAACGCAACGTACAATCGGGTAATCATCGCTTGATATCCTGATAAATATCCTACCCCTGCTATACCATGGGATTTGGAAGTGACAAGATAAGCAGCCCTAACTTGAATAAAAACATCATATTAATATCTTTATGAGTAGTTGTAAGCATGCTTACATTCATATAAGGTAATGGTTATAGTAAACTGCATATTTTCATCCATAAATAGAGAAGATCAATGTTAGAGCCCGCTACTTTCTCAGCTATTGCAGCCTCTTGCGCAGCAATAGCCGCTGCAATAAATGCTTATGTAGGTTATCAAAATAGAAGTGATGCTTTAGATAAGCAAATTATTGACTCACTCACAAAAAAAGTAGATGAATGTAATGAAATTGTCGTAAGACATAATTATAAAGTGCCTTTAAAAGAGGAAAACACTGGAGAGACACTTAGAATAATTTCTTTGCTTTATCTTTCCATTGCAGATATTAAAAGAATTGATAAACGCTACAAACACCTTCTGAAGTATGATTTCTTTGTAAACATCAACAATGTGAAGAAAATTAACTTCAAGGAGTACTTCGTATGCTCCCTCCACCCTTCCATATTCGAAGATTTAAAGATTGATGGGAAAAATAAAGAATTTTCTAATGTCGTACCATTAGAAAAAATGCTTTCCATATCAGAGTTCTATAAAAAACAGTTACGGTGAAATTTAGAGTTTGAAAATAAACCGCCCATAGTGGCGGTTTTTTATTGCCTGGAGACACCCATGAGCGAAATGACCTTAATCGTGCCCAACGACTGGGTAACAGAAGAAAAGCTCGTCGAGATTACCGGCCTTCGCCCTGGCACTATCGAGCGGGCACGCAAAAAATGTTGGATGGTCGGACGGGAATATCTGCATGTTTCCCCGGACGGCGTGCCGAAGAAAAACAGTGAATGCATGTACAACCGCAAGGCTGTCGACCAGTGGGTTGAGAGCATGTCAAAGAAACAGCCAGGTGCGCGCTAATGAAGATCCGTTTATGCTTAGCGGGCTCTTGGACGTCAGGAGGGAATAATGGCTAAGTCAGCATACCCAACAGGCGTGGAAAACCATGGCGGGACGCTCCGCATATGGTTCATCTATAAAGGCAGCCGGGTGCGTGAAAGCCTCGGCGTGCCGGATACACCAAAAAACAGAAAGGTCGCTGGCGAGCTGCGCGCGTCGGTGTGCTTTTCGATTAAGACCGGCAACTTCAACTATGCAGCGCAATTCCCAGACTCGCCTAACCTGAAAAGGTTTGGGGTGGAGAGCAAGGAAATCACCGTGCTGGAGCTGGCGAACAAGTGGCTTGAACTGAAGCGTATGGAGATCAGCACCAACGCGATGTCACGCTATGCATCTATAGCGCGCAACATGGTGCCCAGGATTGGTGGGGACAGGCTGGTATCTGCGGTAACGCAGGAAGATCTGCTATTTATCAGAAAGGAATTGCTGACCGGTTATCACACCCTGAAGGCAGGACAGAAAACGCCGGTTAAAGGCCGCTCTGTCAGAACGGTCAACAACTACATGAAGATCATGGGCGGGATGTTTAAGTTTGCCGCCGACAGCGGTTATGTCCGGGTGAATCCGTTTACCGGGATCGCCATGCTTAAGCGTTCTCGATGCGAGCCCGACCCGCTGACGCGTGAGGAGTTCGTCAGGATGATTAATGCCTGCGCCCACCAGCAGCTGAAAAACATGTGGTCGCTGGCTGTCTACACCGGCGTGCGCCACGGTGAACTTGTGTCGCTGGCCTGGGAAGATATCGACCTGAAAGCGGGTACGATGATGATCCGCCGGAACCACACGTTAACGAAGGAGTTCACCCTTCCGAAAACAGAGGCCGGGACGGACCGCATCATCAACCTCATTCAGCCGGCTATCGACGTACTGAAAAACCAGGCCGAATTAACACGTCTGGGTAAGCAGTATCAGGTTGAGGTGAAACTGCGCGAGTATGGCCGTACAGATGTGCATCCGTGCACGTTCGTGTTCA